GGGGGGGGGGGGGGGGGGGGGGGGGGGGGGTGGGGGTGTGGGGTGAATAATGAACGCCGGCGAAATGTTGCCCGTGTGAAGCTCTTGGAAATGGAGAGGCCGCCACCCCCGAAGGAGCGACGGCCTCAGTACCGGTGGAGCGCAGCCGTCTAGCGGTTCTGCTCCTCGCCGGAATCCAACCACGACACGAGCCGTGAGAGGTTGATAGTCCGGTGAGAGTGGAACGGCCTACGCTTCTCGCAAGCCGACCCCGGAACGCCGGCGTAATCGCACGCCGTCGTGTAGCCATACTCAGTTGGCGCGGAGATGACGACATCAACGCAAGGCTCGCCGGCCTTGTTGAGATAGATGCCGCCTTCGTGGACATCGCGGTTGATGGAGCCGGCTACCTTGTAGACGAAGGAGATGCGCCCCTTCTCGTCTACCTTCTGCTCACCGGTCGTCTTGACGCGACCAATGGCGCGATGCTCGGCCTCACGCGCCGCTGCTGCGGCCTCACGACGAGCGAACTCCTTCGCGGTCGTTGGCGCGCTCCACGCCGTAAACACTCCGAACCGGCCACCGAGCCGGTCGGCTGCGGCCATCGCCGCCTCGTGCGTCATTCCTACCTTGCTCATTTGCTACCCCTTCCTGTGCTGCCGATTCATCAGACCGGCTATGCCCATCATACACACCCCACCAGAGAACGCAAGCCCCCCCACCTAGCCGGTAGGCCACCGGAGCCGGCGTGCCGGCGTAAGAGTCTGGGGGTCTGGGGGTCTGGGGGTATAGGGGCGTAGTGATAAGGCGTAGTAATGACGCGCCTGAAATGTTGCCCGTGTGAAGCTCTACAAAGAGAGAGGCCGCCCCCCGCACAGATGGAGAGCGGCCTCGTAGACGAACCGGAGAGGTCTAGCGGTAGTCGCTCGGCATCACCGGATTGTGGAGCGAGTCAATCCACACCGCACCAATCAGCGGCGTGTCGATCAGCGCAGACTCAACGGCCTCAAAGACCTCGGCACCGATAGCCGAAGTTTCGCCGCCCATAGCGTCTACGAAGTTGGAGAACTCGACCGGACTATCGGCAAAGGTAGCCGCCTGTGCCGGAGTCATAGTCTTCCAGTCGCTACCCTCATAGTACGCCCAGAAGGAGCCGCCGCGCTCGTCGTCAGCCCAACCAATCAGAACCGCAAGAGCGGTTCCGTAGGTTGGCACATAAGCGATGAGGTCGTCGCCGTCGCCGTAGCGCACATAAACGCGGAAGGCCGCGTCAGCCGGGAGCGTCTGGCGGCAAGCCGGGCAGGTTCCCTGCGACTGGTTGCCGAGGTACTTCTGTACCCACTTCTGCGCCGTACTCCTGATGTCGATCATCTTGTTCCTACCTTCCTGTGCCTGTGCCGTTGGCAAGTGCCAACACCAGAAAGGTAGCAGGTCTACTGGGGAAGTCAAGCCCCCACCTAGCGAGCCGGTATCCGGCACGGCCGCAGGTATCCGGTAGAGGATGGGGGTGTGGGGGGGTCGGGGGTATACAGGGGGAATAATGAATGAATAATGACTAACTGATAACCGGATTCGCAAAAACACGAGCTCGCTAAAACCCGGAAAAGACGAGCTCGCTGAAAGTTGCGCAGCCGGGGTTGTGGGGGGTGTGGGGTACGGGGTCGCGGGTACAGGTACGGCCTGAATAATGACTAACTGATAATCGGAGCTGCGACAAAGAGAGAGGCCGCCACTCCCGCACAGATGGGAGCGACGGCCTCGGAGATAATGCGAGCTGCTAGCCCTCGACTTGTTCCTCACCCGCGATGACCCACGACACGAGGCGCGTGAGGTTCACGCTCCGGTGCGCGTGGAACGGCTTCCGCTTCTCGCAAGCAGTACCGAGCTTCCCCGCGTTAGGACAGGCCGTAGTGTAGCCGTACTCCGTAGGTGCTCCGATGATGAGCGAGAGCGTAGGCTCGCCCTTCTTGTTCAGCACGATTCCGGTGGCCTCTTGCGTGCGGTCAAGCATACCGGAAGCCGTGAACAGGAACGCGACGCGCCCCCTCTCATCGTAGCGAGCTTCACCGGACACCTTCACCCGACCAATGGCGCGATGCTCGGCCTGTCGCCCTGCTGCGCCTTCCTCACGACGCTCCAATGTTCGCGGCGTTGTCCAATCGCTCCACGCGGTCAGAGTCGTAATCTTACCTGCGGCCTTCGCCGCTGCTGCTAGTGCTTGCTGTGTGTTCATCGGTTCCTTCCTTCCTTCCTACTGCTCCGGCTACTTGCCGAGCTTCTCTCCATCGTTGCGAGCTTCTGATTCGCAGCTCTCGCAGAGAACGACCATTGAGCCGTCGCGCAAGCTCCAAAGGCCGCTCTCGCCGACCCTTGCCGCGCACTCGTTCACTCCGTACCCATCGCACTCGTACATTTTGCCCCCTACTGCTTCCTGCCGGAAAGCTCCGGTGATTAGATACTACACCCAACCACAGCAGAACGCAAGCCACCCTAGCGGGTAGGCCGCCAGCGTACCGGCGCGCGCTCTCCGGCGAGCTTCTGGGGTGTGGGGTGCGGGGTGGTAATGCGCGGAAATAATGAGCTGTAAATAATGAGCCGGAAATGATGAGGCCGCCCCCCGCACAGATGGGGAGCGGCCTCGGAGAAAACCGGAGCGAGCGACTACATCGGGAAGCCGCCGCGCTCCAACGCCGAGATAATCCGCGCTACTTCGTTAGCCGTGAAGCCGCGCAGGTTCTCGTTGTGAACGAGTGAGCAGGTGCCGACCAGACCGCCGCCGTTGAGATAGGCCGGTGCGCTCTTGGTAGCAACAGCGAGAACATCGCACGCGGTCAGGTTGAGTTCAGGGTCGGACTTCAGCAGCCCCTCCTCGTCGGCAATCACCGAAACCTCAACGCCGCCAATCTTGCCGTGGCCGACAATCTCCACCATCTCGCACTCGGTCGCAGCGTAGAGGCCATCAAGCCCTTCACCGCGCGCCGTAATGGTGATCTTGCCCGGAGCGATCCGGAGAGCGTAAATGTTCTCCATCGTTAGCCTTCCTTCCTGTGTCTATCGGGAAGCCCCGACTCATAGAGAATACACGACCCACCGGAGAAGTCAAGCACCCCCCCTAGCCTATGGCCGCCCTATCCCGCAGCAGCTCGAAGTGTTGGGGTATGGGGTACGGGGTATAGAGTGCGCGTGAATAATGAATAATAAAAACCCCCAGAGGGATGAGCTCTGGGGGTGTGATACCGGGGGAAGGTTTCCCGGCTTAGATAAAGGGCTCCTCGCCGCTCTCCATCAGGATAAAGCGTGCGACCATCTTGGCCGTGGTTTCGGTGCTGTCGTACTTGCCGAGCACGGGATACCCTGCCGTACAACCGGCGGAGTAGTCGTAGCCATCATCGGCACGCTTCCACAGCGTACCGCCGAAGTTCACGCCGTCGGTGCTCATCAAGGCCACCCACGCGTCGTCCGCAAGGTCAATGCGCAAGTATCCGGCCTCGTCCATCTCGTAGGCCTCAGTTCCTTCTAATGCCATTTGTCCTCTCCTCTCCTACTATTGCCAAACGACAACGCGCTTGGTCTGAACTAGTCTAACACCAAGAACGCAAACACCGCAAGCACTACCAGAGAAGCTACACGCCAAGTAATCTCCTCACGGCGACGGCGATGAACCCAATCCTCGGTGTCGCGCTGATACTGCGACTTCGTGATAACCGGGTGATAGGTTGGCTTGCGAAAATCTTGTACGCAAGAAGGGTAATCCCGATACGACTTACTCATACTCGCTCTCCTCTAATGGGTATCCGGCGTTCTCCAACACCTCAATCATACACGCACGCACGGCTTCCTTGTAATCACCAAAGGTCGCGCGCTCTCCGGGATAGAACCCCCGGAAGTCTACATCCGGCAGGTCGTCAGGGGTCAGGCCGCACTTGGCCTCAACCTTCCGCGCTACCGCGACATAGAACTTGCTGAACGGAACTTCTAGCACTTCGTTCTCATCCCTACTCATCAGGTACTCCTTCCTACTACGCCGGCAAGTGCCGACTACTGAACACTACACCCACTACTACGCTGTCGTCAAGGCCTCAGTTGGGTCAAAGGATTCAGGGCGTTCGGCTGCCACCCAAGCGTCAAGCTCCACGCGCCACTTCCACGGACGCTCAATGAGGTCAATCACCAACTCGCACCGGTAATCCGACTCGGCAAACTCGGCATAGCCGCCGCGAATCATTGCGCGAGCAAACGCCAACACATCGAGTTCGTCGTAAGGCCAATCAAATCGTCCCATTATCTCGTCCTTCCTCTACGCCAATCTCCTCTAAGGCCGATGCCTGAGCGTCAGCAAAGCACTCCGCGCAAATGCGCGACTCGTACTGCTGCTCATCATCAACCTCACTCCCGCACCAAGAACAAGCGTTCCTGCTCACTTCCACACCTTCCTTCACTACTTCCGCACGGAACTTCCGTACGGCTTCTGAACGAGTGTACCCATAGTAGGTCTGGGTCGTCAAGTACCCGCCCACGATTTCGCTGACCACCCACGCCCCAGAGGGGAAGCTCCGGTAGACGCTCATACCTTCTCCTGCCACTCAGAATACTTGGCGACAATCCTTTCGGCGTACCTCTTGGCCTCATCAAGGCCAATAAAGACTTCGCCTTCCTCGTTGTCGTGATAGACGACCTCGAACCACGGATTATTGTGGAACTCAAGTGCGCCGGACTTCTCAGCGTCAGCGAGCTTCTCGTCAGTATCAAGCCCCTTCGCGTCAAGGTCGTTCGTATACCGGAGAACGCTCGTGCTGCCGTCTGGCTCGGTAAAGTGAATCCTCATCTCGCCGTTGCGGTAAATGACCACGCTCTTATCGTCGGAGAACCACACCGGGTCGCAATCGTGATACGGCGTAAAGAAGGCCGCGTCGTTCCTGCTCATTAGTTCCACCCAACTTCCTGCCAAGCAACAAAGCACTCGGCGCACAGGTCTACGGATTCCTCATAGGCGTTCTCATAGCCGTTCCACCCGTAGCTGAAAGGCCGCGCCTCTACCCCTGCGTGCGACCACTCAGGCCACCGGTTCGCATTGTCGCAAGTGCGGAACTCATCAAGGCCGTTGTTGTTCTGGTGCGTACCCTCGCCGCAATCAACGCAAGTACCACCGGACAACGGAACCTCACAACCACAACGGCACGCGCAGGTGCTTTCCTGTGGCTCACCAACCGGAATCTCAAACAAGTCCATCTGTCCTCTCCTTCCTTCCTCTGCCGGCAACTGCCGGTACAACGAACACTACACCCAACGATTCACGCCGTCAAGTATGAAGGGGGGAGTCGCCTAGGGGAACCACTCCCAAGTTGCGACACCCCCCAAACCCTTTCGCGGTATTGACGCTTATCCCTAATCACAGAGGCAACATCGGCTCTCGCCTAGTTGCTGCCACCGACACCCCTGTTGGTTAGACCCAAGCTCGGTGGCCTTATCGTCTCGGGCAGTTCGTCTATCTGCCAACTATCCGGCCTCTACCCGGAACGGAATACAAGAGTACACCCAAAGAGTAAGGGAGTCAAGCCCGAAGGCCTGACTCCCAGACCGGTAGCTCACCGGCCTTATGTCCTGAAACCTTCGGGAGCCGTCGCCCCCAAAAGTTTCAGTAGACTATTCGCTTCCGCCGGTATTGGCCTAAACCTTCCGGCTTCCACTTACAATCTTGCTCTCCCGCATTTACAGCAGCGATTAGAGCCCATCACTCGCCTGAACCACTTCGCATTTTTCGGCTGCGTCTTTGTTCCTAACACTCTCACCTATTCGGTAGCTTCTCCTAGGATTGCTCCCGACATAAGGAGTTTCTCACAGGCGTATCAGCAAGTCAAGTAAGTTGCGGATAAGGTTTGTGTAAGGAATCTTAACTATTTTGGGGTGTGGGGTATGGGGTATGGGGGTCGCGTATGAATAGCGTGGCCTGATGATGTCGAGCTACAAAAAGAATCCCCCGGCGGGAGGACTCCGCCGGGGGGATAGGACTCGCGGGAGGGAGGACACCGCCCCGCAAGTCGTAGTTAGTTCAGGGTGCTGCTGTCCTCAAACATACTCGGCTTCTGTGAACGGATACTCGTGAACGCGCCGTTCGCCCCGACGACCAGATGGTCAAGGAACTGAACATCAAGCAGCGTTGCGGCCTTCGCCACATCAGCCGTGAGCCTGATGTCCTCATCGGAAGCGTCGCACTCACCAGAAGGGTGATTGTGAACGAGCGCGAAGCCGACCGCCCCCATCATCAGCGCGGAGCGGAGCAGTTCACCAATCCGCACCGAAGTTCCGGTCGCAGTACCAGAGTAGATACGATGAATCCCAAGCAGGTTGTTGCGACCGCCAACGGCGACAACGAACAGAGCCTCAGACATCTCCGTATCCGCGAACTCACGGAACAGCGCAACCAACTCGCGTGGCGAGGTGATGATGGCCGACTTGTTGCTCAACTTCTTGCGAACGACCGAATACTCATAGTCCGACCACATACCGGTTTCCGCGATGCTATTAGGCTTCCTCTTTACCATAAGTCCTCCTACTGAGCCTTGACGAGAATCTTAGTGTCCTCGTTCTCAGGCAACTCTACCACTAGTGCGTAGTAATCGCAATACTGCTTGATGAGGTCGAGTGCGCGCTGGCCTCCCGACCATCCCAGATGGCACTCATCCGGCTCGCCTTCGCGGTTCTGGTCGTGATAAAAGAAATACATTGGCTCGCTAACATTATCCTCTTGCGCCATCAGGCTAATCTCCGCAGCTGAACAAGTATTACAGCACCACCGGCCTACCTTCTCCGGCCCCATTACATAGGCCTCGGTATCGGTATGGAAGCGCAGCAAGATGTCGTCTAGTGAATCCCAGAACTCAATGTTGCTCATTAGTACACCCCCGTTCCGCCGCAGCCGCACGCGCCTTCATCGCACATCACGCCTTCGGCAACAATCATCGCGCAGCCAAACTTCTCGGAACGCTTCTCCTCACAAGCCTCGCAATAGCGCGATACCACTCCTGACCAGTTGTTATCCGCCCAATACGCCATCGGCCTATCGCAGAAGTCGCACGATGCGGTAGCTACCAAATGCTCGTTGCTCATCTTTGTCCTCCTTACTTCCTCACCCAACTGGGCTACGCCTAACACTAATGGATAGGCGCAGCCCCGTCAAGTTTTACTTACTGCCGAACGAGGCCTCAATGCGCTCCATCATCTCAACCTGCTCACGATGAAGCCCCGGCACGCTAATCTCGCGCTCCTCGCCGTACTCACGAATACCATCGCGCTGATACATCTTGCCCTCAACAAAAGTCCACTCCCAGAACGCGCCATCCTCGCCTGTCCACTCATACTCGCCATCCTCAATGAACGGCGCAGCGGCGGCAAAGAACACTTCCTCCTGACCGGACTTATTGTCGTAGCAGGTAATCACGAGGTCGCCGTTGGCATCCATCGTCTCAAAACCCAACTGCTCAAAGACCGACTTGGTGTCTGGGATTTCACGAAGGTCGGCTGGCATCCACGAGAACCACGACGAGTGCTGCTTGCCACCGCTGTACGACCCGCCGCGCTTCGCGCTGTCCGGTGCGTCGTTGAGTGCCATCAACGCTTCATAGGCCGCAGCAAGATTCTCCTTCTTGATGACCAGATGACCATTGCCACTTACATAGTATCCCATTGTCCTACTCCTTCCTACATCATCACGGCAAGTGCCGTAAAGCAATACTAAGCCAACGCGTTGTATCGGTCAAGTGCGCGAATCCAATGATCGGCGTTGGTGTGCCGGTCAATCGTCGTGTACCGGATGTTCAGCTCCCCAAGAGAGCGGATGAGCAATGATGCGTCGGCATCCTCCTCCAAGAATAATCGGTCGCCCTTCTGATACGAGTATGAAGTGATAAGCCCCTGAATACCAAGCATCTCTACAAGCTCACGCTTCACTTCGAGCCAGCCGTGTGCCGGATCGTGGTGATAAGTGATAACCAAGTCCTCCATAGAACCTCCTACCGGCTCGTAAGCCGCCATACATACACGGTCAGAAGCCCGACCAGCAACCAGAATAGCACGATCACAATACTTCGCAACCCTTCAGGTCGGAGCAGATGTGAAGGTATTCCTGCCAATGGCGAACTTCCTCAATCCACCCCTGAACCTCACCATCCTTGTCGATAAGGAACTGCGCTCCGTCGTATTCCTTCATAGCCTCAATCACCGCCGCGCGAATCTCAAGGTCATCCTTCTTGGCAAGAATCTCCCAAGCATCAAAGCACTCCCAATCACGGATGACCGTACCGGAGTTATCCCACAAGGCCTCATTGAGAAAGGCCACGCCAAGAAGCTCGTTGAGCTTGCGAAGGATA